TCCTGATGGGAATCGCCATTCTTTTTCTTGTTCTCTCCATTTTGCACCTGGAAATGCTTTTGCATATAATAGTTGAGACTTTTGAATTAAGTCTCTTAACTCAGGCATTGTTCTCCTTACTAAGAGTGCCCTGTGATTTGAGTGTGCACAGTAGCGTAGCGGATCGACTAGCATCGCATATGATTTACCACCGCCTCTTGCTCCACCATAAAATACTTCTCTTTCAGAAGCTGCAAGAAATTCTGTCTGTGGACCTGAATTAGGTTTAAAGATTACTTCTTGCTGGTTTATGTGCTCTTGTACATTTTTGGGAGCACTCTCGATTATGTCCTCAGTAAGTAGTTGTGTCTCTTTTCCTGTTAATGCTTTATCAATAGTTAACAGTTTATTTTTTGTATTTTCTGCAGACTGTTTAGCAGAACGTAATGTTTGTTCTGCCTTTGCAACTTTCTTACGAGTGCGAGCTAGAA